CTGGCCACCGAGTGCTTACCACGCTCGGAGAAGAAGTCATCGCAAAACGTCGCAAAGAAATCGAAGACTACGCAGACATGCTCCCGAAAGACCAAGAGCAAGTCGGACACTGGCTCACAAACATGCCCGACAACGTGCGCGCCAAGTACGAAATTCATCTCAAGGATGAGTTGCTCAAACCCGGAAAAGACGCCCGCTGCACTCTTGCCACTGCTTTTGCCGACCACTACCTTCATCAAGAACAGTTCATTTGGCCCTACTGGTTCCTCAGCACACTTGCCACCACGCGTGGTCACTTCTGCAATCGTTCCTACAACGTGCATTCCACCGTCCAGAACCTCATGATGGTGCGCACCGTTGGAGGCCTTGACCAGCCTGAACGAATGCTCGCCACAGACGTCAAGAACAAGGACGGTTCCACGCGCGAAGAACTCTGCCGCGCAAGCCACCGTGTCAAGATGGCTGAAGTCGGTTGGACACCGTTCCGCTGTGTCCTCGACCAAAGCAAGACCATCCGCATCTGCTACGTCGAAGGCAAAGGCATCCAGTTCAACTGGAACTTCGCAACCGGTTCCACCCACACTGATGTCGACAATGGCCGCGACCTGCTCATCGTCCTCTGCTACAGCTACGTCTGCGAAGCCCGCAACAACAACGTTCACGACTTCCACACTACCGTCTCCCACTTTTGGATCGACGTCGGTCGGTTTTGCAAACTGACTGGTGACGACCTCCTCGGCTCTGTCCTGCGTAGCAATACGTGGTTCAACCAGAACACCATCGTCAAGTGGGCCACGGACTTCGGCATGACCGTCACAGACGATCAGAAACGCACCCCCGTGCCAGACTTCGGCTCGCTTTCCGAGATCCAATACCTCAAGCGCCGCTACGTCCAGATTACCGGTGCTTGGTACGCCCAACTTGACCCCACAAGCATCGACGGCATGACCAAATGGCTGTCCAGCAAAGGCAACCGCAATGCCTTGCTGCAACAAGGCTTTGAAACAGCACTCCGCGAGTGGGCACATTACGGACCAGAAACTTACAAGAACATGTCCGCTGAATACGCCCGCCACGCGGCCACCGCCAACGTCGTTCCTTGCACGCTCACCTACTCACAATGCAAGGCAGACCTCAACAGCGGCCACTACAACCCCTACGCTTTCTCCATCCAAGCCACAGACGACTGGGAGCCACACTCCTACGTCTGGGTCGAAGACGACTTCAACGACCTCGAAGCACACTCCGGCCCCATCATGAAAACAGCAACTGAAGGCAAAGAGAAAGGCGAAGAAGGCCCCGTCTCTGGCTTCCTGACGAAAGTCAGCAATGTTGCTGGAGCACTTTCAGCCGTCCCACTCATCGGCGGCATTGCTTCAGGCATCGCAGCCATCTCCGGCACAGGAGCTCTCGCTGCACGTGCGGTCGGTCTTGAGAACCCGATCGTGCCCAACATGCCCAACAACGTCATCCAGCACTCTTCTGCTGGTGCCGCAAACGTCAACGCAGGCGTTCACGGCGACAACCTCGGTTTGACCTACGCCGATGCTGTCAGCAATCACCCCAAGTACGTCGGTGACGTTCGCGACAACATGAACCTCACCCAATTCTTGTCACACTACACCATGATTGGTGTACGCACCCTTGCCAGCAACACCCTTGCCGACACTGTGTTTGACGTCATCTTGTGCGGTCCGACCTACTGCCAATGCATCGTCGCCGGAACAGGTCCCTACACCGTCACCGCCACGCACACTCGTGTTTCCTTTGCTTCCTCCTGGTTCGAAGGTTACCGCGGCGGTGAGAAGCTCAAGATCAAGTTCTACGGCAGTGAGTTCATCTCATTCCGCTGCCGCTTCGTCATCGTGCCTTACTACGTGGGTTTCGTCGCGCCGACTACGTTCACCGCAAACGAAGCTGACGCCAAGTCTCTTGTCAAACTGATCAAGGGTGAGTGTGAAGTGGAGCTCACTGTCCCGTTCCTTCAGAACACTCCCTACCTCCCCTGTCAGCAGGCCACTCCCCCATTCCTCAACGCCACCAACCTGCCCACTACTGCTACCTACAACAGCTGCCACGCAGTTGTTCTGCTTGTCATGGAGACGGTCATCAGTTCTCCATCCACCCCAGCGTTCAACCTGTACTACACTGTCTCCAAAGCGGTGGCAGAGGACTTTGCGTTCGTCCGTCCGCGCCCCAACATTTACTCTGGCCTCAATCTTGCCAGCAGCACACACAGCACCTACCAACCTCACATGGAAGCGCTTGACCAAGCCTCCGTCGACATCACCTCACGCAACACTCGTGAGCTTGAAACCATCGTCGAGAAATCTGAGGTTGAGAACTCCCTCGCTCTGCTTGAAAACGCTGCGCTCGATCCCTACAACTACCCCGTCTGCAAAGAAGCCACTGGACGCTACCAGCTCGCAACTTACACTGTTACCACCGCACAAGCCAGCGGCACAGTGCTTGGTTCGCTGAACCCAATGGGCTTGCTCATGAACGCCCAGAAGATCGCTGATGCTGCCAGCCGCATGACTTTCTACCGCCCCGGAAGTCGCCGCGACAGCACTTTCATCAAGATCAGCGGCAAGATCAACGGCAACGTCTACGCATTTGGTGCATGCTGCTTCCACTGGATTCCTGGCAAGACCGTTGCCACCGGTGACGCCTCTATGGCGCAACTCCCAGTCACAGCGTCGTTCGGCGACCATTACTGGGAAGTTGGCTACAACAGCTCTCCTCACTTCGAGTTTGACCTGCCCTGGCAACTCCCCCTGCAATCGCTCTCGCTCAGTGGCCTCTCCTCGACCTGCCCCGCTGGTATGCTCGTGTGCACTGCTCTCTGCGCATTGCAAAACAACGCCGCGAGTGGCACCACCTCAATCACAATCCAGCTCTACGGAGAACTCGTTGACCCTGTGTTCTACGGCCCGACCTACCTTGCCGTGCTCACGCCAACCACCAGTGAGGCTGAAGCCCGTCGCGCGCGCAACATGGCGCGGATGGTCGAAGACTTCAGCAGTCTCAACGCCCATGCCGGCGTGTCCCTCGGCATAGACAACTTCCCCCCGCAGATCAATGAAATGCCAGGCAACCCCACTGGCGCCATCTTCGAAGGCTACACTTTCGCTTCAGTTGGCGTCAATTGGAAAGACATCATCAATCGCTTCACCTGCTACAATGTTGGTGGTGTCCTTGCCTTTGCCACCTGCACCGGCGGCAGCTACACCGTGCTTGACCCGTACGACCTTACAGCCAGCACCAACACCATCTCTTTGGTTTGTCGCTGCTTCCGCGCTGTCCGAGGCAACATTGTGTGGCGCGTTTGGAACGCCAGCCAAAACACAATGTCTCTCATTGCTACCCAAGCCCCCAACACCATGGTCCAAATCATTGGTGCCAGTACCACCGCACAAGTCAACCTCATGTGCGCTGCTGGAGCCCAGAATCGAGGTCTGCCCGCAGGTGAAAGCTTCACCTTCACTGCCCCGCAGAATCTCTTCCTCCAGTTTTCCAACACCCCAACAGCCAGTGTTGGTACTGCCCCAGTGTTTGTTCCCACCCCTGAGAAGCTCATGCTCTTCACCACCACCGCCTCTGCGACCCCGTTCGTTTTCATGGCAGCTGGTGACAGCTTCTCCCTCGGCCAGCCCGTCCAGGCG